GTGGTTGGGAATTTTTCCCGGGCTTTTTGCCGTTGCGCTTGTTAGGTGCCATAACCAAGTAAATGTACAGATAAACAAAACGATAATATATTTATTGTGCCAGCCAAAATAAACAAGACTTTTAGCAGCGCATCATACCAGGAGGGATCTCATCGACTCCTAATGGAATCTTTAGTTTCACCAGATCCTCAACTGATGTTGCGCTTCGTAGGGCTTCAATGTACCCTACAACATCCCTGGTCCAGAGACCAAGGTCGGCTGCGACGGCGGGCAGGAGCAATGCCTCGTCTCGGTCCTTAATGTACGGAGGCGGCCCATCCTTCATTTTATGGAAGAGCTCTCTGTCCTGCTCGTAGGTAACGGTGACCTTATCCAGATCAATCCCGTAAATGCGAGCGCAGGCGGATATGTAATCGCCTACCAATGGGACATGTGCCTCGGTCACAAAGTAACCCTTCAACCTGTGCGCGCGCTTGAGCGGCTGGTTGGATGTGGCCACGCATAGCTTGCGCAGCACTGTGCTTGGCGTCCCCATAGAAACGGGGGACGTGAGCGGAGAAACATAATCGCGGCCGAGAAAATGCCACGGATCAGTAACCTTCTTGAGGTTGAGCTTTACTTTCATGCCCAAATCCTTACCCACCTGCTGAAAAGCAGCTTCAAAAGCAGCTATTGCGGTAGAATTCCCCTCCTCGGGTCCCGCTGAAAGGCCGTCGTCACCAAAGACGAGGCCGATCATGCGGAAGGCTTCTTTTATCGAAGCTCCATTCACACGCAATGCTGTGTATTTGAAGAACATGTTCACAATGGTATTAAGAACAGTGGTGAATCCGGACCCCGAATAGTTCTTGGGGCCTCCCTGGAAGGATGTGTTCCCGTTATAACACTTACGATTCGTGTCATTAGCGAGAACCTGTTTTAGTTCCTCCATGCAGCGTTGATGATAAGCGCGTATCATAACCGGCTCAAAGACGAATGTCCTCAACCATTCGGAAATGGTCTCGTCCATCTTCGAGAAATCAGTCTCGCACTGAAGAAGCTTCTTATCCTGGCAATGTTTGGCCAGGGAGACGACAGCCTGAGCAATGAACTCAGGCTTGCGACCGACCATATACGTGTTGACCATACGCATGAGCAGAGGTTTGATTCCCCGCGCGTAGGCCCCCGTAAGGTGGGTATGGCTAGTGGCCACCATGTTTACTCCCCTTGCGGGTTTCATCTCGGCG